CAGGGGACATAAGCGAGAAATTCAATCCCTTCTTAATGCCTCTTTACGATAAGTTGGATGAAATTGTCTTTGAGGGCGATACAGCCTTCTTAAAGCAGAAGGGTCGCATTTCAGCAGTTCCAATTAATTTTATGCGCGGGGCAAGCTGGAACAACAAGTTGGTTATCGCAGACGAAGCTCAAAATTTTACGTTTAAGGAATTAACCACTCTGATAACGCGCATTGGCGAAGATAGTAAGCTTATCATTTGTGGAGACTTCATGCAAAGCGATATAAACGGTAAGAGCGGTTTCAAGGAAATGTTTGAGTTGTTCGCGGACGACATTTCTAAGGAGAACGGCATATCTTCATTTCCCTTCACCCACACCGATATTGTAAGAAGTAAAATTTTAAAGTTTATCGTTTCTAAATTAGAATCTCATAAAAAAGTGTAATATAATAGAGTATAACAAGAGCGATGTCAACGCGGTAGCGGCGAACAGCTTATTATACAACAGGACACACCATCTTGTTTTTTACATTTTAATTAGAAAAAAGAGGTATTTATTTTATAAATATTAAGGAACCAATGGCCCATTTATTCTGTCATAGCTGTGGAACGAAAATTGAGTACGCTCATGCTCAACCTAATTTTTGTGTTAAGTGTGGACAAGCTTTAAATAGCAACGCAACTACTCAAGCATCCGCTCCACCTGTTGAAGTGAAACCGATTTCTGATGACGAGACCGACGCTCAACAGATTCCCTCTCTCGCAAGTATTCAGGTAGACTATGAAGCGGGTGGGAACCACACCTTTACTTTGGGTTCATTAGCGGGAAAAGAAACTCCCCCAGATTACAGACCGCGTAAGGGGTCGAGATCTGTGAATGAATTCATTGATGAAAAAAAGGAGTAAATACACTTATGAAGACTTCTCGGATGTCATCGATCTTGCGATAAAAAAACAGCGCTCCAAATGGAGGCTGAACGCCGTAAAATGGTTCGACTTTCAAGATGTCGAACAAATCATCAAAACCCACATAGCAAAGAAGTGGCACATGTGGGATCAAACGCGCCCGCTGGAACCATGGATTGGTAGGATAATTTCCAATCAACTCCGTAACCTGATCCGCAACCATTACGGCAACTATGTAAAGCCCTGCACGAACTGTAAATTTGCTCACGGAGACTTCTGTAATCATACCGCCAGTAAAAAGCAGGATACCTCTTGCGAGCTTTACGCCAAGTGGGCGAAGTTTAAAAAATCAGGGCTAGAGCTAAAAATCCCTTTTTCAACAGAAGACTTTCACACAGAAGTTAATAACCAGCGGTATACTGATTTTGATTTCGATACCTCTCTAAAGAGACTCGATATCTACATGGAAATCAAATTAAGCGAAACCCATTACATTGCCTATCGAATGTTATACTTCGAAGACAAGAACGAGGAGGATGTCGCCAAATTCATGGGTTACAAGATTTCGCCGCAGAAAAAAAAGCTCGGCTACAGGCAAGTAAAGAATCTTAAAAAGAAGTTCCTTGAGGTGGCTTTGGAAATTTTACAGGAACACGACATTATAACTGATGGATCTAACTGAAACGCAGAAAACGTTTTTGAGAGAAAATGCTGCTCAAATTCCCGACTTGATTGATTTAACAAGGCAGTGTTTTGAAAACGATGTCTTGGATGGCAGATCTCGGGAAGGAAGAGCCGTCAGGAAATTCTTGGTTGAAAATTCCATAGATTTTCGAACAACCTCCCGCCAGCCAACGGAAAATATAGACTTTACACGCGAACAGCGTGAATTCATTCTCCAACAAGCCGAAAACGGGCTTTCGTCATTGGAGATTGCGCGGATAGTTTTCCCAGATCGCAGAGTCCCACCCCTGAGCAACGAGCAGCGAGCGGTTTTGGCTGAGATTCGTTCCGTCAATCCTGATATTTTACCTTCCCAAGATAGTGGGGCGTTGAATTCATACATTTCACCCAAATCTTCATCCCGAATCATTAAAAAAATCAATGACGCTACTGGAATCGGCTTAGATGAATCGAAGATTAACAGGCAAAAGCAAATTTGCATTGAAAAACTCGGAGTAAACCTTTCCAACTCTCGATTTTTGAAAATTATTAATAATTACCTCAATCTGGAGGATCGATTACTGTTTGAGCATGAGTTTATACGTTTAACATGGGATAAGCCCGACTTAACGGCGGATGAAATTAATTTGTATTTAAATGTCTGCAAGGAGGTTATTAATTTGGAGGTAATTAGCTCTCACCTTAATAAATTGAATGACATGTTCGATGTGGCTGACGAACAGGCTGAGATGTCCATTCGTCTTGCCGAAATCATTAAGGCCAAGAGTTCGGAGTATCATCAGTGCGAAACGAGGATAGAAAACCTCACCAAAAAGCTTCAAGGTGATCGGGGTGAGAGAATGAAGAAGATGCAGAAGGAAAATGCCTCTTTTCTTTCTATTGTTCAATTGTTTCAAGAAGAAGCGGAGCGTAAAACTATGCTCAAGATCGCTGAGATGCAAAAACAAACGGTTCGTGAGGAAGCAGACAGACTAGAGAATATGTCTGAGTGGAAAGCGAGAGTATTAGGCATATCAAAGGATGACACAATTTAAATGCAAGGAATGTGACCAAGAGTATGGGTCATTACGCAGTCTCCATGCACATATCAAAAAACATGATGTGTTGTTGGGAGATTATTATGTTAAGCACTTTCAACGCAAAGATAAACTCACTGGTGAGTTAATACCCTTTAAGAAATACGATCAATACTTCCACACCTCATTCCTAAACGCTTCAAACATGAGGAAGTGGTGCAAGACGGCCCCCAAGGAGGAAGTGAAAGATTTTGTGATTAATTCCATCAAAGATAAGCTCACATCAAAAAACATAAAAGCAGGACCGCCCGCTCTCTATTTGGAAACCTCTGGATTGCCTGATATGGAGATATGTAAAGAGATATTCGGTAGCTATAACGCCACCTGTAAAAAGTTTGGTATGTTGCCTATGTTATCAGGGCAACTACCAAAAGAGTTCGATAACGACTTCTCCAACAGTAACATCCTGATAGATACAAGAGAGCAGCAGCCCTTGTCCTTTAAGAACAGTGAGTTGTTGAAGCTGGACGTTGGGGACTATGGCGTTTCTGGAGAACTTTATGATTATACATTTGTGGATCGAAAGTCTTACCAGGATTTTGGTGCCACTGTAACTGGGGGCTACGCTAGATTTGTAAAAGAATTAGAAAGATGCAGGAGTTTAGGATGCTTTTTGTTTATAGTGGTGGAGTGTGGCTTTGATGATATACATAGGGAAAATAACTCCAGTTATAAAAAATTTAACTTAGGATATGTCTGCCACCGCATGAGGGCTATTCAAGCTGACTATTCAGACTGTTGCCAGTTTGTGTTTAGTGGTTCTCGGGAAGAAAGTGTAAGGTTAATACCTAAGATTCTTGTTTTGGGGCAAAAGCTTTGGAAGGTGGATCTTCAATATTTCTGGAATAAAAAAATTAAGAAAAATGTCTTGGGAAACAGGGAAACAAAAACTCCACCGAGAGTTCGAAAATATAAATCAAGAACTTTTAGAAAAAGAGGGGTATTTGGAAGAAACTGAGGCAAAAATTTTGCTTTATAAGTTTCTGAAAGAAAATCCATCATTTGCTTCTGAATTGTTCACTGGGGTGAAATTATTCCCCTTTCAGCATATGGCCATAAAAGCCATGATGGAGTCCGATTACTTTTTGGGCATCTGGAGCCGTGGAATGTCTAAAAGCTTCTCTACGGCTGTTTTCGCGCTCCTAGACGCTATTCTACACCAAGGAGTGCAGATAGGTATTCTATCAAAATCCTTTAGGCAATCTAAAATGATTTTCAAAAAAATAGAGGAGATATCAAAAAGCCCCAAGGCAACCTTTTTTGCTCAATGTATTACCCGCACCTCCAAAATGAATGATGAGTGGGTTATGGAAATTGGGAGAAGTAGTATCCGCGCTCTACCATTAGGTGATGGCGAGAAGCTTAGGGGTTTTCGTTTTCAACGAATGATTATTGATGAGTTACTCCTAATGCCTGAAAAAATTTATAACGAAGTCATTATGCCGTTCCTTTCTGTTGTGGAAAACCCCACAGAAAGGCAGGAGGTGTATGACTTGGAAACCCAACTCATTGAGACGGGTAAAATGAAGGAAGAGGACAGGAGGGTGTGGCCTAATAACAAAATTATTGGATTATCGTCAGCCTCATACAAGTTTGAGTATCTATATAAGATCTATCAACAATATGAAGCCTTAATCCTTAATGAGAATAAACAGGATGGGGCGCACCGCACCATTATGCACTTTAGTTATGATTGTGCGCCCGAACAACTCTATGATCAGAATTTAATTAGTCAGGCTCAGTCCACCATGAGTCAATCTCAATTTGATAGGGAATTTGGGGCTATTTTCACAGACGACAGTTCAGGCTACTTCAAGGTGAGTAAAATGGCCGCTTGCACTCTGCCTGACGGCGAGGGCCAGTGCGTAGAGGTTGTGGGTAACCCCAAGGATGAATACATTTTAGCTTTTGACCCCTCATGGTCGGAAAGCGAGGGTTCCGACGATTTTGCCATTCTCTTAATAAAGCTAAACAAGGACACCCGTAAGGGAACCGTGGTTCACAGTTACGGACTGTCGGGAGCCAACCTTAAAACCCATATCAAATATATGGCCTACCTGTTAACCCACTTCAATATCGTTGCGGTGGTGGGGGATTACAATGGTGGGGTTCAGTTCATGAATTCCTGCAACGAAAGCGAGGTATTTAAAAACAAAAACTTAAGACTAGAGACTATTGATGCGGAATTAGACAAAGCGCAAGACTATCAGAAAAATATACTCAAGCTAAAAAACCAATATAATAAACTCAATAAAAAATTTGTGTTTTTGCGTAAACCTAGCTCTCAGTGGATTCGTTATGCAAATGAAAGCTTGCAAGCCGCCTTTGATCATAAAAAAATCTTCTTTGCGGGTGCAGCCATGGATGACGACTATAACGCCCAAAGGAAAGCTAGAATCCCCATAAAGGAGTTAAAGTTTATAAGGAATGATCCCAATGACAAGGGGCAGGTAGGAGCGAGGATGATTGACTTTGTGGAGCATCAGAAAGATATGATGGATTTAATTAAGGTGCAGTGTGCCTTGATCCATGTCACAACCTCCCTTCAAGGAACCCAAAGCTTTGACTTGCCTCCCAACCTAAGAAAACAAAAGGGGGCGGATAAGGCGCGGAAGGACTCCTACTCGGCGCTAGTGTTGGGGAACTGGATGATGAATGTTTACTATGATATGGAAACCCATGAGGGGGAACAGGTTCAGTCTACCTTCACTCCAATGTTTATTTCTTAACATTTAAAAGTTGAAAGTTAACTTTGGGGTGTAATATAACCCATATCCCATGGCCAAGAGAAAATATAATAAAAAGTCTGATTATTGGAAAAAATTCGAAAAGGATACTGAGCAGTCGCAGGGTTCATATGCGGTTCCCTCAGTTCCCAGTGATACCATACCCGATTTATTGGGTGAGCCATTTTACACCTCCGACGCCTCTTATGGCGAAGTAGCTAGAGCCAGAACGAATTTAGACATGGCCAAGCGCAGCGGTACACGCACCAATCGGGTCGCTTACCGTAATCCGCATGATCGGTTTTCCAGTATTCGTGTTGGATTGCTACCCTACGATTATGCCGCTGATGGGGTTAGTGCTAGAGACGGCATCGAGCTTTGTCAAAAAGCCTATGCAAATGTGGCCATCTTCAGAAACGCCATCGACATAATGGCAGAATTCACCAATACAGATGTTTATCTGGAGGGTGGCACTCGAAAAAGCCGAGAATTTTTCACGCAGTGGTTTAAGAAAGTAAATTTAACCAATATTAAAGACCAGTATTTTAGAGAGTATTATCGGAGCGGTAACGTATTTTTTTATCGCGTTGATGGCAAATTTAAAGCCGAAGATTACGCCAAGCTAATGAATCAGGTTGGGTCGATTAATCCTTCCGCGAATAAAATTCCACTTCGTTATATTTTACTCAATCCCTACGACATTATAGCCAAGAAGGCTTCAAGCTTTGCTGTAGATGGTTACGAAAAGATTTTGTCTGATTATGAGATGGCTAGGCTTCAGAATCCACAGACCGAAGAAGACGTTGAAATCTTTGAGAGTCTGGAACCTGAGGTTCAAGACTTGATCCAGAAGGGGGGCTACCACAAAGACGGGATAAAGGTTAAGCTCGATCCATACAGGCTCTCATACTCTTTTTACAAAAAACAGGATTATGAGCCATTCGCTATACCGTTTGGTTTCCCTGTGTTGGAAGACATTAATGCTAAGCTGGAACTGAAGAAAATGGATCAGGCTATAACCAGAACGGTGGAAAATGTCATTTTACTCATAACGATGGGCGCTGATCCTGATAAGGGGGGAATTAACGCAAACAACTTGAAGGCGATGCAGAATCTCTTCAAAAATGAAAGTGTCGGGCGAGTGTTGGTGTCGGATTATACCACTAAGGCCGAATTCATTATTCCCGAGCTTAATAGGGTGTTGGGTCCAGAGAAATATGAAATACTTAATGAGGACATTAAGCAAGGGCTGCAAAATATTGTTATTGGCGAGGAGAAGTATAGCGCCACTCAAGTGAAGGCTCAGATTTTCATTGATAGGCTCAAGGAGGCCAGACATGGATTCGTGAATGATTTTCTTCAAAGGGAGGTTAAGAGGGTTTCAAGGGAACTGGGCTTGAGGTCTTATCCCACGGTTCGCATGAAGGATGTCGATATGAGAGATGAGACTCAACTAATGAAGGTCTCTACCCGTTTGATGGAATTGGGTATTCTCACACCACAGCAGGGCATGGAGATGTTTAATACGGGACGTTTTCCAGAGGCTGAAGACATTGCCCCCGCTCAAGGAGAATTCGTTAAACAAAGGGAAGAGGGTTTTTATAACCCACTTGTCGGTGGGGTTCCAATGGCAAGTCCAGCGGGTGGAGGCGGTGCGCCAAAGAAAACCACTACACCGCGTCAGGCTGGTAGGCCCGAGGGAACGACGGACATACCGCTTGAGGCAACCTATTCCCGAGAAAACATACAGCAAACCGTTTACGAAATAGAAGAGTTTGTTGGTGAGGCTAAGACAAAAATGCTTAAGAGGCTGGGGGTTTCCAAGGCCAAGAAAGCCTCGGAGGCCCAATTGGAAGCTTTGGATAAATTATGCCAGTCTATCGTTTGCTCCAAAGATAAAGAATCTTGGGTAGAAACGCTTGAATCTTGTGTAAAGGATTTTAACAAAATACAGCACTTGGATACTCTGGATGAGGTTTTAGACATATCTAACACCCACAATCTGGAAGTTTATCCTGCCGCAATCCTTTATCACAGCAATGAAAGAAAATCTTGATAGTAAAGTAAACGTTAAAAACGGAGAGATTGAAATTACCGTTTTTGGAAAAGAGACTGAAGCTCGTTATGGTGAACCTTATCCTTCACTTGATGAGCAAAAGCGCAACCTCGATAAGCGTCAATATGACAGGGATGCCCGAGAACTGCACAGGGAAGATTTGCGCGAGCGCCTTAAACATCATCAAGATGCAGTAAAAAATCTTCAGGCCGAAATTGATGCTCTGGAGAAAGACATGAAGGAAGATGAGTCAGACGTTAACGTTGAATCCAAGGCGGCGAGCGAAAAACAAAAAGAAGCTCGGAAGAGGTTCTTGGAAATGATTAAAAAGAAAAAGGGCGGCGACAAAAAGGATGATGACGAAGAGGAGAAGGGTGATGATAAAAAGTCCAAGAAAAAAGAGGCATCCAAGGCTGGTTGGGAAAAGACCGACGAAAAAGAATTAAAGCGCGACACCAAAAAACAAAAGGAACAGCATGAGAAGGATGCCGTCAGCGACGATAAGAGTAAAATCAAAAAGCTGGAAAAGGGCAAGCCATCGGCTAAGAAAAGCCGAGAAAAGAAGGATTTAAAAAAGGACATTAAATACGACAAGAAATCCGAAAAGACCTATGCAGAGCTATTAATGGACATTGCCGCTGAGAGATTTGGTGGAAAAAAGCGTAGCGAATTAAAGGATAGCGATTTTCTGGACCCCAAAAGGCGGTCGTTCCCAGTGATGTCCGCACAAGACGTTAAGGATGCTGTTAGTAGCTGGGGGCGCTACAAAGGCTCAATGACCTTTGATGAATTTAAGGCCAAGTTAACCCGAAGAGCTAAGAAGATAGGCGCCGAAGGTGCGCTCCCCAAGAGTTGGACTAAAGAAAAGTGAGATGGATTACAAGTATACAACTACTTTTGAATCCCCTCTTCTGGCTTGCGAAATTAATGAATCCTCATTGATATCTCAGGCTTCCCTCGACAATTTAGCCCCCCTTGTCCCAACTGATATAGATTACGAAAGTAATGTGGATTTATTGGGCGTAGCCTTTAATGCGGCTGTAGTTAATAAATTCAATAAAAATGGAGACGGAATGGACACCCCGACTGCGTTGAGGTATACCAAGAATTTTGTCCATAAGCCCACAAATATCGAACACGACAAGCAAAAGATCGTGGGGCATATCGCGTCGGCTGGTTTTAGTGAATATGGGTCGAGCAAAATATTGAATCCCGACGACGTTGAAAATAAAAAAAATCCATTTAATATCGCATTAGGGGCAGTAATTTACAAATCAGTCAATAATAATTTCACCAACTTGGTGGAGAAGTCTTTAGACCCCAACGACCCCGCGTATCAAAAAGTTTCCGCAAGCTGGGAGGTTGGCTTCAGTGATTATGTTTTGGCGGTGGGAAGCACTAATTTAGAGGACGCAAGAATCATCTCAGATCCTAGTAAAATAGAGGAATTAAGGGGGTGTTTGAGAAGTTATGGGGGATCGGGTAAAACCGAGGATGGCGAGGATATTTATAGATTAATAATGGGGGATATATACCCATTGGGGATTGCCTACACCCTAAATCCCGCTGCCGATGTGAGGGGTCTATACTCCGAATCGGATGAGGCTCCCCCTGTTTTTATAAATGATAAGAGGGATAAAATTTCACAAAACAATAAAATTAATGTAAACATCGAAAAGGATATTATCGCTATGGAAATTGAAAACACTATTTCAGAACTTAAAGAGCTTCTAAATGAGAAGAAATTCTCCAAAGAGGCTGTCGCTTCAATGACCGACACTTTCTCTAAAGCAATTAAAGAAAGAGACGAACAATACCGCAAGGATATTGAAGCGGCTGAGTCGGCCAAAGAATCTGCTGTCAAGCAACATGAAGAAGTCAAGTCTTCCCTTGCCGAACTTGAAGAAAAGCTGGGTGCTGCCAATGAGCGCATTTCCGCTTTCGAAAACGAGAAGAAAGCTGAAGAGGCTGTCGCTCGCTTCAATGAACGCATGGATGACCTCGATCAAAAATTCGAGCTTGACGATGAAGATAGGGAATTTCTTGCTAAGGAACTTAAAGAGGTTGGCGAGGAAGAAGCTTATGCTTCTTTTTCTGCTAAGCTTGAAGTTCTGTGGAAGCATAAGAGTAAAGAAGCTCAGGCCGCTTTCAACGCTGAAATTCAAAATCGCATCGATGAAGAAGTCGCTAAAAGGGTTAGCACCGCATCTACTGAAGAGGTGGAAGTGGAAGAAGCTCTTGATGGCGCTGAAGCCACCGATGCTCCCGTCGCCAATGCTAATGAGGCAGTGGCTTCTAAAGAGCCTACCTTGAGGGATAAATTCAAGGCGGCTTTCACCCGTGACAATATCGAAATCTCTTAACAATATTTAAAAATAAAAATTATGTCTATTCGAATTCTACCTTTCAGGCAATATTCTGATACTGATGTCGTGAACCTTTATGCGTTGGATGACAACTCGGTTCTCGATGCTACTACCGACGTAGGCTCTGGCGATGCTGGAGTCTTTGTCTCTATCACAGATGGCAACTGGAATAACGATCCTGTTACTTACCAAACGAACACTTATCTGGGTGATACCAGTTATCCGTTCCTTGGTGGCACAGCGATGTATCCCGAAGTCAATCTTAAAGTCAATGCGGCTATTTCAGGGGAACTGCCACTGGGCCTCACCCTGTTCCAAACCGCTAAAAACGATGAGAACGGCGAAAAGCTCCTCTACAACCCAACCAAGCAAACAGAGCTTCAGGCAATGCTTCCAGGACAAGCTGTCCCAATTGCAACCAAGGGTATCTTTACTCTCAGCAATAGCGGCTTCGACGGTGACGCAGTTGATTATCCAATCGGAACTCCCGTGAGGATGTCATCCACCAACCCAGGAAAGATTACTGGTGTTGCTCCTGTAGCTGCTGGTGCTGGTCATCACCACAACCATAATCAGTCTGGACATTTCGGAATGGTTCTTGGAACGGGAACTCGCACCAACCAAGGTCCAACAAGCGACCAGTTCTTGGGCGATTACATCGTGATCAAACTCTAATTCATAGCTTATAACCTTTAAAAGAATAAATCTAATGAAAATTACTTTAAAAAGAACACCCGAACAAGTCGAGCTTGTAAAAGCTATGGCTTCGCGCAACCGTCAGGTTGCCTATGAGGCTCAGGTCGCGCTTGCAGAATTCATCGGACCAGTTTTGGCCGAAGTTCTCAATCAGGCTCCAACCGTGAGCAATCTCTTTCAAACACTTCAATTTGATGCGGATGACAATCCAAGCATTCCTTTGGATCTCTACTACAACATTTCCGATGAGGACTATGTTCAGATCTGGAGCCAAAGCCACGCTGGCGGTCTTCCCTCCAACCAAGTGTTGCCAACGGCTTCCGAGTTGAAGCTTGCTACCTACAGCCTCGATAGTGCTGTGGATTTTGATCGTCGCTATGCTGCCAAGAGCCGCATGGATGTCGTGAGCAAGACTTTCACCCGCGTAGCTCAAAACATTCTTATCAAGCAGGAGACTACATCTGCAACCATTCTTATGGCGGCTCTGGCTAACGCCACGACCAACAGCAAGGAGCATGTTCAAAAGAGTACTCAAGATGCTCGTTTCATCTTGAATGACCTTAATGAGCTTCTTACTCTTGCTAAGAGGATTAATACTTCATGGATTGGTGGAACCCCCACCACTCGCACTAAGGGGATCACTGATCTTCTTTGCTCTCCTGAAGTTGTCGAAGATCTTCGCGCAATGGCCTACAACCCAATCAACAGCGTTGCTGCTGATGGTGGCGCCCCTGCAAATACCGAAGATGGTATTCCCGCACCTGATTCCATCAGGGATGCGTTGTATAAGACCGCAGGTCTTCCTGAGTTCTACGGTATCTCTATCATGGAGCTTAACGAATTGGGTGCAAACCAGAGGTTCACTGACCTGTTCACTGCTCAAGGCGGCACTTATGAGCGGCCCGATGGAAGTGGTGGCGAGGCATTTGAGGATGGCGACGACCTTGTTGTCGGTGTAGATCGCAGCAAGGACTCTCTGATTCGCGCTGTTGCAACTGATGCTGAAAGCGGAAGTGAGTTCACTCTCCTTGCTGATGATCAGTATAGCATCCGCCAGAACAAGATTGGCTACTTCGGTTCTGTCGAAGAAGGCCGTGTCGTTCTTGACAATCGCGTTCTCGTAGGTAAGATGATCCCAGCCGCTTAACGGTTGAAATCAAACCTTAAAAATTGTGGGTCGCTCCGAAAGGAGCGGCCCCTTTTTTTTGTAATTAAGCTTTTAAGTGTATATAATAGTATATGAGCGAAGAAAAGCAGCCGTACGAAGAGGTAACCACGGGACAGGAGCAGCCTAAGAAAAAAGGTTTGATCGAGGAGATTCAAGAGATGAAGGCTAGTGGCAACACTAAAAGCCCAGAGTTTAAAGCTAAAATTCAAGAGCTAGAAGTTATTCTTGGGGTGCCTCAATTGAGTCCCTTTAAGACTAATGAGCTTGATATTTTCGAAGAGAACCTTAAGGCAATGGATGTTACAGATATGATGCGTATGGCCAAGGAGGCTGGTCTTAATCCAGTTTTGGATAAGCCTCGA